CTTAAAGAATAGATATACTGGTGACACTGGTGTAACTTGTCACTTGCATTATGATAAAGAAACTGGTAGAATGTCAGAAATAAATAATCCATTTGATAATAACGATGAAGATCAAGCGCAACTATAGGTAGGATAATAGTTATGGTAACAGCAGTAGTTGATATCGAAACTGATAGGATTGATGCAACTCAGATACATTGCATTGTAGCTTGTAACTATACCACTGGTAAAGAAAAGGTATGGGTACAAGATGAATGTAAAGAGTTTGCATCTTGGTCTAAGATGATTGATAAATTTATTATGCACAATGGTATAAGCTTTGATGCTCCTATACTTAATCGTTTAACAGGATCAAATATTAGGCCGTCACAAATTAGAGATACTCTTATTGAATCACAGTTATATAATCCTATCAGAGATAAAGGACATTCACTCAAGGCGTGGGGTGAGAGGTTTAACTTTCCAAAGGGAGACTTCAAAGAGTTTAATTACTTTACACCTGATATGCTTGAGTATTGCAAACAAGATGTAAGGATTACCAGAAAAGTAGCTCAAGCCTTAGAGAAAGAAGGTTCTAAATTTTCCTCTAAGTCTTACGAACTAGAAAGAAAAGTAAGAGCTATAGTAGATCAGCAAGAAATAAATGGTTTCTCTTTTAACTTACGTAATGCCATGAGCTTTCTTGCTACACTAGAAGAAGAACAACAAGAACTGGAGGACACAGCCCAAGAAATGTTTGAACCTACTGAAGTAGTAATGAAGACTAAGACTAAATACATACCGTTCAATATTGGTTCTCGTAAACAGATAGCTGATAGATTGATAGAGAAAGGCTGGCAACCTACACATCATACAGAGAAAGGTAATGTAATAGTTAGTGAAGAAATATTATCTAAGATTGATATGCCTGAAGCACAAATGTTTAGCAGATACTTTCTACTACAGAAACGTACTGGTTTACTGAAGGCTTGGATTGAGGCATGTCAAGAAGATAATAGAGTCAGAGGTAGAGTGATGACGCTACGAACTGTAACAGGCAGGATGGCACATAACTCTCCTAACATGGCTCAAGTGCCAGCAATGTATTCTCCTTATGGCAAAGAATGTAGATCGTTATGGACAGTCTCTAATCCAGACACGCACACCTTGATTGGTACAGATGCATCTGGGTTAGAGCTACGATGTCTAGCACACTACATGGATGATTCTAACTTCACTGAAGAAGTTGTCAATGGTGATGTACATACTGCTAACATGAATGCTGCTGGACTTACTGATCGTGATCAAGCTAAGACTTTTATCTACGCTTTCCTTTATGGTGCTGGCCCTGCTAAGATAGGTAAGGTTGTTGGTGGCTCTGCTAAAGAGGGACAAGAACTAATTACTAAGTTCTTATCTAACATGCCAAATCTTAAAAAACTAAAAGACAATGTAGTTAGGTGGTCTAAAAATAATACTATTAAAGCTCTTGATGGTAGACTATTACATATTAGATCAGAACATGCTGCATTAAATACTTTACTACAGGGTGCAGGTGCTATCATATGTAAGCAATGGCTTGTACATATTACACAACAAATACGTAAGTTAGATGTTGATGCTAAGTTAGTTGCTTCTATACATGATGAGTATCAGTTTGAGGTAGCTAAGAAAGATGCTGAAAGTTTTGGTCAGATTACTAAGGATGCAATGCAAGAGACACAACGTACACTTAAAGTTAGATGTCCTCTTGATTGTGAATATAAAATAGGAACAACATGGAGTGAGACACATTGATATGGGGTATACAGGTCAAAAAAATAGAGACTATCAGAGAGAATGGTCTAGAAAAGAAAACGAAAGAACAGGTGGCTATAGAAATAGTCCTCCTGCTGGTACAACTAGATTTTTTACTTATGCTTGTTCTAAAATAAAAAGTAAATCTAAAACTAATAATTTAGATTTTGATTTAGATCCACACTATTTAAAAGAAATTTATCCTAAAGATGGTAAGTGTCCTGCACTAGGATTTGTTTTTAAGAGAGGAGATCATACAGGTTCTCTTCAAGAATCTCCTACTTTAGATAAGATAGTTCCAAGTAAAGGATATATTAAAGGGAATGTCCATTGGGTATCTAGAGTTGCGAATAGTGTAATGTCTGACGCTACACCAGATCAAGTAATTCAAGTAGGACAGTACTTTAAAAAAGTAACAGAGGATTTAAATGATGGCACATAACAATAGACCATTCGATAGACAATCTTATAAAGAGAATGATGCCAGAGCTAAGAAAGCTATGGTTAATTATTTAACAGTAAATAATTTTACTGACATTGTAGACAAAGAAGATTATTATTTTGATGTCTCAGCTAATAAAAAAGTCAAAGGTAAAGACGAGAAGTTTTTCTTTGAGGTTGAGATAAAAAATCAATGGGATGATTACTGGCCTGAGACTTGGGAAGAAGTACGTATCCCTCAACGTAAACAAAGATTAATAAATAGAAAGGAGAAAGATTACCCAGACCATGATTTATATTTTGTTGTCTTCAATACAACTTGTAAGCAAGCTTGGTTTATTAAAGACAGTCTTGTAAACGAATCAAGTGTAGGGAAGATACAAAATTCTAAAAGACCTAAAGACTCACCACACTTGGCAGAGCCTTTCTTTCATATTCCTGTAGATAAAGCTAAATTAATTCAAATTAGCTCTTGACCTATAGAAATATGTATGATATAATTACGTTACAAAATTAAAACTCATGCCACAACAGCGTGGCTTATAGAAATGAAATGGAAAAGTAATATGGAAAATAATAACAACACTGTAATCATTAGCGGTAATTGCAAATGGGCTTGTCTTAATGAGCCTAACACTACCTATGCTCCAGTATGGTCGATACAAGTTCTTGTTGATGATAATAACAGATCAGTAATTGAGAATGGTTTCTATGATGAAAACGATGGTAACTACTACCCTATTCCTATCAGCACTAATAAAGATGGTGAAGAAGTTGTTACTATTAAACGCAAAGTAGATAAAGCTGATGGCTCTAAAAGAAATGCACCATTCGTTAAAGATTCCCAGAACAATCCTTGGGATAAGAATACTATGATTGGTAACGGTAGTTCTGTAAATGTTATGGCTAGAACTTGGAGATGGAACCACCAACAAGGTAAGCGTTTTACCACTGGTATTAGTGCAGACTGTGTAGGTGTTCAAGTAGTAGACCTTGTTCCTTACAATTCCGCTGGAGCAACTGACTTTGAGGTAGTTCCTGGTGGGTATGTGGCTAATACATCCACACTTGATGAAGATATTCCTTTCGCCTCTTAATGTAAACTAAGGGAGACTTGGGGGTGAAGTTTTAATTGTTTTGCTTCACCCCTATTTTTTTATATATGAAAAAGATTGAAACATTAGTAGAAGATATCTATAGTTTATTTACTTATGATCCAATTAAAATGGATGAGAAAGAAGTAGATAAACATATAGATACATTCGGAGAGATGCTGAAGGTACACATTAAAGCATTTTTATACGAGGAACCTAGAACTAGAGGTAACTTAAGATTGTCGGCTATAGGTAAGCCTGATAGAAGACTTTGGTATGACATCAACAGTAAGAAAAAAGTTGATGATATATCTCCTAGTACTAGAATTAAATTTTTATATGGGTATATCTTAGAAGAGTTTTTATTATTATGTGCCTCTATATCTGGTCATACAGTCACTGATCAACAAAAAGAATTAGTAGTTGAGGGTGTTAAAGGACATCAAGATGCTATTATTGATGGTGTCTTAGTTGATTGTAAGAGTGCTTCTAGTTTTTCTTTTAAAAAATTTAAAGATAATTCATTAGTTGATAATGATCCTTTTGGATATTATTATCAAGTTGCTGCATATGCTAAAGCTAATAATTTAAATGAAGCTTCTTTTCTTGTAATAGATAAGTCTACTGGTGAGATATGTTTATTAAATGTCCCATCAATGGCTATGGAGAATCCAGTAACTAGAATTAAAGAATTAAAAAATATAGTAAAAAGTAAAGACAAACCAGATAGGTGCTACCCTATTCAAGCTTCTGGTCAGTCAGGTAACATGAAAATAAACAACAACTGTAATTTCTGTGATCATAGAGTAGAATGTTATTCTGATGTTAATCAAGGTAAAGGACTACGTAGTTTTAAATACTCTAATCGTGTAGAACATTTAGTAAAAGTTGTTAAAGAACCTACAGTTGAAGAGGTAACTAATTTGTAATGCACTGGGAGTATGATAAGAAACCTGACCTAACTAAGTTTGGTTTTGTATACTGGATAACCAATATCAAAACAGAGAAAGCTTACATAGGTTGTAAACAATATTTTAATTATTCTAAAGGTAAAAAGAAACGTGAATCAAATTGGAAATCTTATATGGGATCTTCCAAACATTTAATAGAAGACATAAAGAAGTTAGGTAAAAATAATTTTAAGTTTAATATTATAGCTGAGTTTAAAAACAAACGAAGCTTACGATACTATGAGTGTTACTATCAAATGAAGTACAATGTTTTATGTGCTACCTTAGAAGGGTCTGATGAACCTGCCTTCTACAATAGTTATGTAGGTGGTAAGTTCTACAGGCCAGTTGAAGAGTATTTTGATAATGACTGACAGCCCTTATGAATTAAGCACTGATGTATCTATGGGATCTTTATATGAAATAACAGATAAAGATTCTCATAGATCATTATACATTGCTGTTATACTACAAGCGTTACTAGATCTAACTAAGCCTAAGATAGATAATGAAAAGACTTCTGTTCAAGTCTACAGAGATCAAGCACATGCTTGGATATTTAAAGAAGTAGGTGTTACATGTGAAGACTTTGAAACTGTCTGTACTTATGCAGGTGTTAAGCCTACTGCTGTTAGAAACTTTGCGTCTAATGTTATTAACTCAGGAGATATTTTAAATGTCAGAAGAAAATTCCAATCACTCCTCTGAAGCACTAAAGATACAGGTAGGTGGTGATCACTATAAAGATTGTGGTATACAGCCTGTTGAATATATACATGCGAATAAGCTTGACTACTTTGAGGGTAATGTGATAAAATATATAACTCGACATCGCACTAAGGGTCAAGGTAAAAAAGATATTGAAAAAGTAATACACTACGCTCAACTAATCTTAGCATTAGAATATAAATAGAAAGGAAACATGAATGGAAAACGAAGTACAGTATGGTATGACACTACCCATCTCAGAAGAGATAGATAATATTAAGTATAGGCAAACAGGAGAAGACTTTTATAGTAAGGTTGTACGTATTGC